CTTTATGCTCATTTCTTTTTCCCCTTTAACTCTTTGTATTTTCTATCGCACTCAGACAGTCTATCTTTTAACTGTTGTACTTCATTCGCCTTTATGATTGTTCGTTTTCTTTCTGCATCGACCGCTAGCCTTTCCTTTGCTAAAAGCTCATATCTTCTCTGAGACTCACATTCTTTAACATTTAACCTTGCATTTAATGATTCGATTGTGGCGCGGGATTTAGACCAACCGAATGACGCTAATCTTAAAACAGCCATAACGCTGTGGATGTCTTCAAGCACAACCTTTCCGGCTAATAATTTTTCATCAAACTCACGCATAAACTTGTACACTTCTGCATCATTCATTTCAGTAAATCCCCTACCTTGATTAAAACTCCCAGACTGGTGTTGCTATCACCGCCCCTTGTGTATCCGGTCTTGCGGTACTGTTCCCTAGCCACCTCTTTCACAGTGTCCAGCGGAACGATAATCACACGATGACCAGACAATACGAAAGCCCAGTATTCGGCGTGACTGGCAGCTATGCCAGATGCCTTTCCCCTGCTCTCGAACTCGATAAATATGTTGCCTGTCCTTGCCGCCATATAGTCGCGTTTGACCTCAATGGTTGCGTCAGTCAGGATGCTGCCGAGCCACTGCTCGTGTATCTGACCGAGTTGCAAGTCATACTTGAAATCGTTGTTGTACTCCATTACGCCCAACTTTCCCTGACCAGCATACACCACGTCTCAAAGCTGACAGTGGCTAGGTCATCCTTACCAGCAAAGTCAGCGTTAATGCTTGACAGCCGGACAACGCACCGAATCGGATGCCGGTCGTATTTGTAGATAAGCACCGGCTCAGTACCAGACGCATCCGCTGCTCGCTCCACCTGTGACCACCACTCGTCTTTGTGTGTCACGCCGTGAGCATACCTCTTTGCCTCGACAGTCCAGCCGTCAATGCCAATCAGGTCGCCGTGGTCGCCAGCCCTATATTGCTCTAAATCTCGCTTCACATCATCAATGCCAAGTTCATCCATAGCCATACGAGCAAGTTCACGTTCAAAATTTGCTCCTTTTCTACGTCCGTTTGTCATTTAATTTTCCCCTTCCCCCTGCTCCGCACTATCCTTAAAAAACAAGCTATTTAATTGCTTATGGTAAATGTTCACTTTCCTTTTTGATGATTCAACCCAAGTGTTTTTATGGGAAATGCCTTTTCTTTCGCCCAACTTTTTCCAGCCAACCCCTGTCCAAAACATATTGGACGGCAAATCATCGGCGCAGCCGCAAACAAAGTCTTGCCTACCTAAGTCTAAGCCGTGGTTCAATCCTGCTTTTAACAAGGCATTACCTCGCTCAATCAACCTAGCATCCTCTTGAATTGCTATTTGGTTTACCTTCACCCATTTGCCAAACGACATAAGCAAAAACCCAACTAACTCTCCATTTTCTTCGCACACCCAAATCTTATCGTTGCAAACATTCGACCAACGCTTGCCAAGTTTCTCACCAGTAATCGCAGCCTCATATGCAGTATTTGGAATAAACCCTAAAGCGTGACTTTCTATTTTGCTCAGATGGTCTATATATTTTAAATCCTTCAAAGTGGCTAACCTAATTATCATACTCACTGAGGTTTCTCCCCATTGTCAGCGAAATCAGCATCATCCTCGCCTTGGAATACACCGATAGTGCCAATGCTCTTTGTACTATAGCTGCCAATCGTGTCAGCAGATTCAGCAGCAGGGTCATCCTCAAAGTTCGGCGTGTCCTTAAACATCTCAGCGTGTGTGCGCCATTCGTCTTTCGGGTCAGGGCTGTATCCGTATTGATTGCTCCATTTCTTAGGCATCAAATTCCTCGCACCAATCTTTTAAACCAACCTTGCCACCTGACCATTTGTACACAGCCATCATCTGTCTGCCAGACGGCGGTGTGCGCTTATATATCCAGTTGTTTATGGTTGCTCTTGTTACATTCAGATGACGCGCTAGTTCGCTTTGCGTCATTCCTCGTTTCATCATATGTTCTGCCAGTTTCAAGCTATCCTCCTACAAATAGAAATTAACAACGTGTCAATCTGTATAAAATAATTGTTGACAGGTCAATCACTATTTCGTAATTAAAGTTATCAAGCCAATCACGGCACCAGGAGTTAGGGAATGACAGACTTATTAGAAAAGATGAAATCGGTAGGTGTCTACCATTTCAGTCCAAGCCAGTTAAATCGCCCATTGGCGAACTGGATGTTCGATTACGTTTATTTATCGAAAGAAAAACGCCGCGAGATTATCGTTGGCGAGAACGCCGCATTCGGTACAGCAGTGCATCAGGTTATCCAAGCAGCCGTGTGTCACGGTCAGGATATTGATGAGGCTGTAGAAGAGGCTATGACCGGCTATGATTTTCATCCGGCTAATTCATCACAAGATAAGCGCGACAAGTTCCGCGAACTAATACCAGACGCTGCCCACGTTGGCATCGACTTACTATCTCCCTTATTCAGTGGCGCACAAGAAGAGCGCAAAATCGAACTGATGCTGGACGGCGTACTGGTGCCTATTATGGGCTTTGTTGACCTATTCAAAGATGGGTCACTGGCTGAGATTAAGACCAAGGCACCACGTCAGGGTCAGGTCAAGAAGGACGGCACTAGAAGCTGGACTAAGGCATCATTGCCTAAAGAACCAGCGTGGGAGCATATCTTGCAAGCAGCGGTGTACTGGAAAGCGACAGGCGCAACGCCAAACATAGCCTATGTGTCATCTGCTGAGGGTGTCATTTACAACCCAGATAACTGCGAGAAGATGTCTGAGGATGTACTGAACTTTGCCATTGAGGAAATCAGACGCAAAGCAATCACCCGCCAGAACCTGCTGGCGGTCAGCACAGACCCGAAAACATTAGCAGGCTTAATGGAGCCAGACTTTAACCATCCATTCTATTGGAGCCACCAGTTCGTAAGCGAAGCAAAGGAGTTATGGAGCAATGTCTAACGTATGGAACACACTGAGTGCTATTGACTGTTCAAAGCACGTTGAGAAGAAAAACGGTTTCACTTACCTGTCGTGGGCGTGGGCTTGGAGTATTCTAAAGCAGCATTACCCGACAGCGCAGTACACCAAGCATTTGTTTCAAGTAAACGGCAATAACCTGCCTTATATGCTTGATGCAGATGGCAATGCCTATGTGACCGTTACCGTCAAGATTATGCCGGAGAACAATGCTGACAGCATCACGGCTCTGGAATCAGCTACAGAGATTATGCCTGTGCTGAACCACGCCAACCGGCCTATCAAGAATCCTAACAGCTTTGAGGTGAACGCTTCACTGCAACGCTGTATGGTAAAGGCAATCGCGGCTCTTGGCCTTGGTTGCTACATCTATGCTGGTGAAGATATGCCTATGGAATCACCAACGGCTATGGTCGAGTCTCCGAATATCAAGTCAGACACACCAGCACCAAAGAAGATTGCGTCACCTCTCACTGTAGAGCAGGAGATTGCATTGGCTCCCGATGTTGATTCACTGAAAAAACTGTATAGCCGTCTGGGGCCAGCGGCGGGGCAGTACAATAGTGCGTTTACGAAACGTAAGAAGGAGTTAGCAGCTAATGGCTGATTACGACAACAATATGCGGGGTGTCCTGTTTCAGAACGATAAGGGTGACAACCCAAAGCGTCCAGATATGACAGGCAGCCTAGAGATTGACGGCACAAAATATCGTGTGTCGGCTTGGAGCAAAACTAGCCAGAAGGGCAACGACTTCCTGTCCTTTGTGGTTGAAGAGGATGACGGCAGCCGGAAGGCAGCACCAGTATCTAACGGTGCAAGCAGTCAGATGGATGATGCCATCCCCTTTTAAGATAACTGTAATTGAAGACGGCCTCATCATCCAAACAGGTGATGAGGTCTTCAGAATCATAATGGATGATGAAGAGATGATGATGCTCTCGACTAACATTGTCTTGGAGTTGACCAAACAGAACAGAAAAAAACGACAGGCTGGAAACTAGATGTTCAGACGCAAGCCAAAGACCTCGAAGCAAAAGTTAATACAACGCATATCAACGTGCAGTCTTTGCGAAAAGCAGTTTGACTGGAACATCACACCAGCCCTAGTTAATGGAGCAAAAAAGGAGTTTTGTGGGTATGAATGTTTTAAGAAAAATATTGAGAACGCTGTTCGGCACGACTACGGAGCCGACTTCGACAGTCTCTGACTTTGATAAGATTATCAATGCAACAACAGAGGTGACAGGCGTAACACGCATACAGATGCTGTCTAAGCGCAGGGTAAAGGAATATGTCCAAGCTAGACATCTTGCTATGTATATGGCTCGTGAGATGACCACGATGAGTTTGCCGGAGATAGGAAGAGAAATGCAGCGTGACCATACGACAGTCTGGTACGCCGCTGAGAAGCTTTCAAAGCGCGGTAGAGGCGCAACAAAGCTGAACAGAGACATAGCTAAAATTAAGCAGCTTGTAGCTTAATGAGCATAAAACCAATCACGATAGCAGTCTACCCTGATGGACTGCTTATCACTATTGGTGGTACAAGTTACCACAAGCCGATGAGCCATAAGCAGAAACTGTCTATGGCAAAGGAGATTATTAGTCGAGTTGTGAGTGATGCGGGGGATGAATGTCTAGGACTAGACACGTTGCAGTCAGGACTATCGGACACACAGTTGCAGGTCAAATCGGGGAACACATAGCAGCAGCAGCCATTCTACAGCAAGGATGGGGCGTTGCTATGGCGACACAGGATTCAGTTGACCTCGTGGCCTGGAATAAGGAAACAGGACAGCGGCTTCTCATACAGGTTAAATCTGCACAGCTAAGTCGCGGAGATACAAACAGATTAGAGTTTCAACTAGGTCTTGGCAAAAATAAACGCTTACCAATACGCTATGATTTTGACATAATAGCCCTTGTCTCATCAGAGCAACGAGCAGTGTACTTTATGCCTGTCACTGCCATCAGACAAAAGAAGATAAACAAGCAGCCCTCGTTCTTCGAGAACTCAGAGCTAGAGGCTGACTCTTGGCTAAAATCAGTAGAGGATTTACGATATGACATTACCTAACAGACGGCCTTGCGTAACAACAGACATCGGTGCTGGACTAGCAGTAACAGTTAGCTTTCACCCGCATACAGGCGAGGCTGTTGAGGTATTTATGACAGGCCGTGGTAAGGCCAGCGATAACACTCTGACAGAGGCTTTGTATCAGCTTGGCGTTACAGCTTCTAAGCTGATGCAGGGGGAATACGAGGAACAGGATGAAATTAGACAGACTGCGTGACGAGCTAGTCGCTGATGAGGGTTGCAAGTTCGAGATATATCTCGACCATTTAGCCCTCAAAACTTTCGGAATAGGTCATTTAGTGACTGAGGATGACCCAGAGC